AGGATGCCGCAGCCATTTCATTTTTCCGCACCTCAAAATGAGGGCCTGAACGACCGTTCAAAACGAGGGATGGTGACCGTCTGTGACCACTCCGCGTGCCGGTTCCGTTGAGCGCGCGGTCCGCTCCGAACTGCGGAAACTGGGCTGTTCGGTGCAGTCGGACGGGTCGGCGGCTCTGGCGGTCGCGCTGGCCTCCCAGATCGACAAGTCGCGTGGCGCGGTCGCCGCGGCGGCCGCTGCGGGCCAGTTGCGGCAGTTGCTGATCGACTTGCGCGCTGCGGCGGCGGATGCGCGGCCGGCGAGGACGAGGATTGATGACTTGCGCGCTGATGAGCTCGCCGCGCGGCGTTCCGCTGCTGGGTGACCAGTCCCCGCGGGTGTGTTCGCTGCCCGAGTTCGACTCTGACAGGTCGGGCCGGAACGCGGTGACGCTGGCGGCCGAGGCGGGGATGGATCTGGATCCGTGGCAGCGGCTGGTCCTGGAATCGGGGCTGCGGCGGCGCGGGGGTAAGTGGGCGGCGTTTGAGGTGGCGCTGGTGGTGGCCCGGCAGAACGGCAAGGGGACGATCCTGGAGGCGCTGGAGCTGGCGGCGCTGTTCCTGTTCCCCGACGTCCGGCTGATCCTGCATTCGGCGCATGAGTTTAAGACGGCGGCTGAGGCGTTTCTGCGGGTGCGGGCGCTGATCGAGGACAACCCGGACTTTGACAGTCAGGTGTCGCGGATCCGGACGGCTGCGGGTGCTGAGGCGGTTGAGCTGCGGGACGGGAAGCGGCTGCGGTTCGTGGCCCGCTCGTCCGGCAGCGGCCGGGGTTTCACCAGCGACTTGGTGATTCTGGATGAGGCGTACAAGCTGGGTGACCAGGAGATGGCCGCGCTGCTGCCCACGTTGTCGGCCAGGCCGGATCCGCAGGTGTGGTACACGTCGACCGCTGGTGGTCCTGGCTCGATCCAGCTGGGGCGGGTGCGGGCGCGTGGCGTGGCTGGTGGTGACCCGTCGCTGGCGTTCCTGGAGTGGTCCGCCGATGAGGACGCGTACGACCCGGCCAGCCCGGCGGATTGGGCGCGGGCGAACCCTGGCCTGGGGATCCGCATCTCGCCGGAGTACGTGGAACGTGAGATGGCGGCGCTGGGGGCGGATGCGTTTGACCGGGAGCGGCTGTCGATCGGGGATTACCCGGTGGGTGATGGCGGGTCGTGGGATGTGGTGGGGCGGGACACGTGGGCGGCTTGTGCTGACGTTCAGGTGCGGATGTGAGCGGCGAGACTACGCTGGCCGTCGAAATCTCGGAGGACCGGAAACACGCGGCCATCGTCGCGGCCGGCCGGGAGAAGATCGAGGTAGACGGCGAGGAGCAGGTCGGCACCAGGATCGTCGTGGATCTCGTCTGGTACGACCATCCCCGTGACGCTGTGGCGAAGCTGGCGGCGCTGGGCGTGGCGCATGACCCGGTGGCGACGGTGGTGGATCCGCGGTCGCAGGCTGGGACTCTGCTGCGGCCCCTGGCTGAGGCGGGCGTGTTCGTGACGGAGCCATCGACGGCGGATGTCGCGGTCGCCCACGGGGAGTTCCTGGACGCCGTGAACGATGGCCGGCTGGCCCATCTCAATCAGCCGCCGCTGACCGCGGCGGTGCAGGCCGCCCAGCAAAGACCCCTGGCCGGGGCCCAAGCGTGGGAGCGGCGGGTGCAGGTGGACCAGTCCCCGCTGGTCGCCGCGACGCTGGCCATGTGGGCGTTCCGCCGCTGGGAAGAACTGGCCACGCCCAGCGTCTGGGCAGTCTGAGGGCGGTCGAGCCGCAGGTAAGAGGCGGCATTGACTCCGTTTGCCAGCAGAGAGCGGCTGGACGGGCCGCCCGCCGCTACAACAACCGGAGGGAGACGTCGTGCGCCTGTCCGCCTGCCTGCTGCTGCTGTCCCTCGCCGGTGTCGTGGCGGGCGGCTGGCTGATCGGCCGGTGGGCCCTCGGCCTGGCAATCATCACCGACTCGCTGCTGCTCGGCCTGTGGGTGCTGTTCCGCGACGACGGCCGGGGTGAGCCGCAGGTGCATGAGGTGACGCCGACGCTGGCGAACATCCTCGAACGGGCCCGGCGGTCCGCGTGAGGTGGGAGACCGGCGGGTTCCCGCCGCTGCCGTGCACGATCATCAGCCCGCGGGTGCGCCCTGACGGCGTGACCGTCGTCGCTGATGGTACCGAGACAGGCAATCCGCGTATCTGGTGGTCGGCGTGACGCGGCTGTGGGACCGGCTGATCAAGCGGGACTACTGGGAGGGCCAGGCGTCCGGCGCGGCCGTCCTGACGACCACGTACGGGTCGGCGGACCGGGAGGCGATCCTCCCGCAGGTCACCGCGTGGGCGCAGCAGGCCAACGCCTCCACGTCCCCCGTGTTCGCAGCCATCCTCGTCCGCATGATGCTGCTGTCGGAAGCCCAGTTCCAGCTGCAAGCCAAAGACGACAAGCATTTGTACGGCAACACGTCCCTGGCCGTCCTGGAGCATCCGTACGAGCCGGACTCGACGTCGGGTGAGCTGATCGCCCGGAATGAGCAGGACGCCAGCGTGGCGGGGAACGCGTACACGTGGGCGCCGCCCGGCGAAGGGCGCCTGGTCCGGCTGCGGCCCGACTGGACCACCATCATCTCCGAGCGCGTCGCGGTCGGCGACGGCGGCTGGTACCGGAAGAAGCTCGGCTACTGGCATGAGCCGCCCAAGACGCTCATCGAGCAGGGCCAGGGGTTCCTCGCCCCGGCCGAGGAAGTGGCGCACTGGGCGCCGATCACGGATCCGCAGGCCACGTTCCGGGGCATGTCGTGGCTGACGCCGGTGATGCGGGACGTGCAGGGCGACGAGGGGCTGTCCGCGTACAAGCTGCGCTACCTGTCGGCGAACGCGACACCGAACCTGGTGATCAAGTACGCGCAGAAGCTGCAGCCCGCCACCGTCGACGCGATCCGGGAGCGGATGACCGCCCGGTACGGCGGCCCGGACAACGCGGGGAAGACGCTGATCCTGGATCAGGGCGCGGACCTGGTCGCGGTCGGCAACTCGCTGTCCGACATGGACTTCAGCAGCGTGCAGCAGGCGGGTATCGAGCGGATCCTGGCTGCCGGCGGGGTGCCACCGCTGCTGATCGGCCTGGAGTCGATCAAGGGCGCGGGCAAGAGCTACCAGGAGGTTATCCGCCGGTTCGGCGACCTGACGTTGCGTCCGTTGTGGCGGTCGCTGTGCGGCGCCCTCGAGCCCCTGGTGCCGGGCCTGCCGGCCGGGTCCAGGTTGTGGGTGGACACGGCGGACATCGCGGCGTTGCAGGACGGCGAGCAGGTCCGGGCGCAGGTGACGCTGATCCGGGCCCAGGCGCTGCTGGCCCTGCAGCAGGCGGGTTACGACCGGATGTCCGCGGTGAAGGCGATCGAGGCGGGTGACATGGGGCAGCTGGAGGAGGCCGCCGTGCCGCCGCCGCCGTCGAATCTGCCGGTGCAGCATCTGCTCGGGCAGCCGGGGCAGCCTGGGGCGACGGCTGACCCTCTGCCGCCCACAATGCCGCGCCTGCCGGTCGGGTCCACGAGCCCGGGTGACGGCGGCAACAACACGCGGCCGACCCCGCGGCCAGCCTCAGCGCGGCGCGGCGAGCCTGTGGGTGCTAACGGCCGTGGATGAGTACGGCGCGGTCCGCCTCGGCGGCCAGACGGCACACCCCGGCGACACCGAACGCTTGCACGAATACTGGGTCAGGGGTCCTGGCGCCGCCCAAATCCGCTGGGGTGAACCTCATGATTTCGATCGCTGTGTCGAACATCTAGGCAAGTACATCCGCGACCCGCAAGGTTATTGCAATCTCGCTCATAAGGCGGCGACGGGCATGTACCCGGCGCAGCACGCAGCGATGGAGAAAAAAGCGGCCGGGAGGTCAGTAGTGACGACCATGACGCAGCGGGCCGACACCCCCGCCAAGCCGTACGGCAACGTCACCTACGCCGACCCGAAGAACGGCAAATACCCGCTTGATACCGAGGCCCACATCCGCGCGGCCTGGTCGTACATCAACATGCCGAAGAACGCCTCGCAGTACCCGATGAACGGCGTGACCCTCTCCGAGGTCAAAGCCCGGATCAAGGCCGCGATGGACAAGCTAGGAGCCGACGTGGCAGACGACAGCAAGGCCAGCGCGTCCCGCAGCGAGCGGGCGGAACTGTTCCGCTCCTACCCGCTGGCTCCT